GCTCGCACTCATCGACGCCGGCCGGCAGCGCCATCCCGGCGCTGTATTGTTCCGCCTGGACTTTCCGCGGTTTCTCCACGTACTGCTTGGGGGCCATATCAGGTCCGCCGATACGAAACGTAATAATCCATCCAGTGTCCGGGCGCCCAGGTGGTCGGGTGCGTCGGGTCCATCGCCACGCCGGGGGCGCCGACCGCCCCGGCGAATGGATTGATCTCCGAGTTACCGACGCCGTACGCGCCGCTGACCGCATACGCCGAGCCCTGGAAGCACATGCCGGCCGCGTTCACGGCGTTGCTGGCGAAGGTGAGGCCGGGCGGCAAGCTAAAAATCCAGCCGCCGCCGCCGGCGCTGGTTGTCGAGCCGAACGCGAGCAGGATGTTGACCCAGACCAGATTGCCGATCGTCGTATAGCGGCCGATCAGGGTGCCGTTGCCGATGGCCGGGGCGGCGCCGGCCGACGCGCGCCAGCCGGGCGTGTAGCTCTGTTGCGCCGATACGCTGACCAGGAGCGCCGCGTCAATCTGGTTGTACAACTCCTGTTTCCACGCATTATCGATGACGGTCCCGTCTTGTCCCGAGCCGGAATCGTCTTGTATCGCAGTTCTCGTAATCGCCATTTAGTCCTTCGTCTTCACGATTCTTAACCAGTCCTCGAACGTGAAGCGCGTACTGGACGCCTGGACCAGGAACGTCGGCGGCTGCCAGGCGTGCGGCCGGAAGTTGGTAATCGTGACGGCCTGGATCCGGAACGTGCCGACGATGTTGGTCGGCGCCGGCAGGTTGACGGTAATCGTCTTGCCGACCGACGTTGAGATATCGCGGCAACGATACGAGATGCTGAGCGCGTCGAGCGGCCGGACGGCCAGCGTCGCTTGGCCGCGCGCCTTGGCTTCGCCGTAGGACAGGCGGCGATCCTGGATCCACTCCTCGCGGATGCCGGACGCCACGCCGAGCCGGGCGGCGAGCGTCGCCTGCGCCGCGGCGTCATCGACGCGCACGACTTGATACACCTCGGCGCCGGCTTCGATCGGTTCGTCCACGGTCGCCACGCCGGTCAGGAGCGGCGCGGATCGGATCGCCGTGTTGTACTGAATCGGCCCGACCACGGCGCCGCGGCCGCTGGCCGGCACGCCGGTCAATGCCGTCGCGCTCACGCCGGTGTAGCGGATCGCCTGCTCGGCGACGACGGCCCATCCGCCGTTGGCGCGAAAGACCGACGTCGAGGCCACGATCACGGACGTCGCGCCCGGGTTCACGGTCCCCTCCGGCGCCTTCAGGCCGGACGTATCGCCGGCCGGTGCGGCGGCGCCGAGCGCCGCATCGGCGGCGGCATCGACATAGGTCGCCGTCGTGTTATCCGCGATGGTCGCCGCCAGTAGCAGCGGCGTCAGGTTGGCCTTGCTCCGGTACAGCTTGCGCGCCGTGGTCCCAGTCGGCCCGATCCCGATCGCATTGACCTGGACACGCACCGTCACCGCCGCCCCGGGATACACCGGCGCGCTGCCCTGCGGCTCGTTATAGCCAGCCGTCGAGATGGCATAGCCCCCGACGTAGTTCGGAACGCCGGTCATCCAGCGCCACGGGCCGCCGTTCTCCGACACAAAAATCTCGTTCCCCGTCACGCCCGGATCCGCGCTGCCATACGTGACGATATGCATCGTCGCTGACTGCGTCGGGTTAAGCGTGTCGCCGTTGCTGATCGCCACGAACGCCGGCGAGGAAGGACTGAGCGCGCCGAGCGCCGTCAGCCCGCCATACGCGGCCTTGCTATGCGCCGAGGCAAACCGAAACGAGGATCCGATGTTGAAGTTCGAACCGCCACTCGAGCCTGCATAGTTGGCCGGCGGCTGTTGCGTGATACTGGGCGCGGTCAGCGCCGGCGGCACCGGCGCGGCCGTGTCGATCGCCCCGATCGGACTCGGCTTCGTTTCGCCGCTCGCGGTCACGAACGTATAGGCGTATTGATGGACGCCGGGTTCCATGCCGGGCGTCCCAGCGGCCGGCGCCAGCGTCGGCGCGCTCGACGGTTGGATCCCCGGGCCGACCAGCGTCCCGCCGGCGCTCGGCACGACGCCGGTGAACGTGAGATGTTTGGCGCCGCCATCCGCGCCCGGCAGCGAGACCTTCAGGAACACATCCGCGAACGCCTGGAACGCGTCGATCGCCTCCACCGGCAGGATGGTTTCGCCCGCTGCCACGCCGGCGATCAGGCTCGAGCCGCGATGCTCGACGTAACACCGCGTCAGCGCCTGCGTCTGGTCCACGGTCGCGCGCACGTCCGCGAGTGACGGGTGCGTCGGCGTCAGGTCCATCGGCGGCGCCATCGTCGCGTCCTCGCCAATCCAGGCGTGGACGTCCTTCGCGTAGTCCACGAACCAATGGCCGCCCAGCCGCCGCATCAGCCGCGTGATCGCGTTCGGGACGTCCTCGTCGGTGAACGTGATCTCGAGCGCCGGCAAGTTCGCCTGGACCGCGGCCGTCGTGAACCCGTTGGCCGCGCCGTAGGTCGCGATCAGGTCGGCAATGATCGCCGTGCCGCTCACGTTGCGGTACTGCTTCGTGACCTTCGCGAACGCCAGCAGCCACGTATAGTCCACAGCGGAAAAGTCCGCCTGGATGTTGGCCGGCTTGTCGGCGGCGTACAGCTGCTGGCGCGTCAGGCCGTAGCCCGCGAATAGGCGCCGGCCGTTCTGGCTGCCGAGCGCGATCACGACTTCCCCGCCGGCCGGCGGGACGGCCGCATTGATCCGCAGCGTGGCGGTATCCGGGACTTCGTCCAGCTGCTGCGTGATGCTCAGGGAGTTGATCAGCGTGCCGACCTTCGGATCGTCCTTGACCCAGCCGACGTCGCTGCCGCCAATCGAGACGTAGACGCGGCCGTCGATGTAGCCGCCGCGACTCGCGCCGCCCCGCATCAGCCCGCCCAGGGCGTACATGCGCGCCATCTCCCCCGGGACTAAGGTCGCCATGCGCGCCCTAGCGCCTGAATGACCAGCACCAGGGCGATCAGGATGATCGCGAACGTCTGCCGCTGGCTCGTCGTCATACCGGCTGCCGGTTCCCGTGCTGGCGGTACGCGGTCACCAGCGCGTCCTGGATGATCGTGGCGAGCTGCTGCCGGGCGGCCGGGTCGTCGGACAGGATCAGGCCCGACACGTTCACGTTCACGCCGCCGCCGCCGTTCGGAATGATCGCGCCGCTGGTTCGCGGCATGAACAGTTCCGGGCCGTGCTCGCCGACCATGTACGGGGCGCCGGCCGTGACTGGGCCGCCGGCCGCGCGGCCGGGAAACAGGCCGCCGACGACCGGGATCCCGGCCCGCCCGTACTCGGACGCCATATCGTTCAGCCGCCGCAGGTCGCCCTCGTAGCCGGTGCCGTGGCCGACCTGGGTGTACATGTTCTGGAACGAGCCGGCCGCATAGTTGACCGCGGCGCCAAGCGCCTGATAGCTGCTGACGGCCGCCGCGGTCTGGCTGGCGGCGCCGGTGGTCGCCGTGCCCGCCTTCGTGACTTCCGTCCCCAGGTTCCCGGCGGCGCCGGCGGCCTGCGTGAACGCCTCCTGATATTTCAGGTAGGCCAGCTCCTGCTCCTCAGCGGAGGCGCCGGTCGCGTCCATCGACGTTTTCAACTTGTCGTACTCGGCGGTCAGCTGCTCGAGCGGCCCGAGCGCCGCCGCGGAACTTTTGAAGGCGTCGAGTTGGTTCTTCACGTCCATCTGCTTCAGGACCATCGCGTCGAACTTGTCCGTCAGCGTCTGCAGGCCGGCGGCGGACTTCGACAGCCAACTGAGATCCTGGTTGCCGATGTCTTTCCACGCCACCGCGAAGGCTTCGGTTTTGATCTTCGCGGCCTCGAGCGCGGCGGCGAGTTCTTCCTTGAGCAGCTTCGCCTCTTCCGCTTCGAGCGCCTTGGCCTTCTCGAGTTCGCCCCGGTAGTACGTGATCGCCTCGGTGTGGACGCCGTACTTCTTACTCAGTTGATCTAGCGACAGATAGTGATCGTTCAGGTCGGCGGTGAACTGCTTCAGATCGCCGCGGTCCGTGATGGCCTGAATTTCATGGTCCCAGGCGTTGAGCATATACAGCGTGTCGCGATACGCCGTCCGCGAGTAGCCCTGCGTCAGCAGGTGTTCCTTCTGCTTGTCGTCGAGGTACTGGATCGCGTTGGCGTAGTCCTGGGCCGCGACGCCCGAACTCTTCATCCCCGCCATGATGGCTTTCTGGATGGTGTCCTGCTTCGCCTGTTCGGTCTCGAACTTCGGATTCGTCAGGCCCTGCATGGTGATCAAGAGATCCTGGGCGGCCTGATTCGTGGCGAGAAAATCAGATGCCCGTTGCGCGAGGTCGATGGCGAGCAGCGCCGCGCCGACGGCCGTGCCCGCGATGGCGAGCGTGCTCATCGTGCCGGCGGTGCTGCTCGTCGCCGCCTGGAGTTCGCCCATGCCCTTGACGTACTTGCCGACGTTGAGGCCGGCCGACGACAGGATGCTGTCAAACTGGCTGAAGTCTTTGGTCCAGTCCTGCGTGGCGCTGCTCGCGGACTTGAACGACTTGGCGCTGGTGTCCGCGATCTTGGTGATTTCTTTCGACGTGGACTCCGCGTCGCCCTCGAGCTTCTTGAGCGTGCCGGACGCGGCCTTGACGGCCTTCTCGAGTTCCGAAAAGTCCGCGGTAAATTTGGCTTCGATCGCCATTAGCTGGCGGCCTCGTCCTCAGCCTGCAGTTGTTCGATGAGCAGCTCGTACACGTCAGGATCCAACTCCGCTACCCACTCGAAGCGCCAGTGACAACGGCGTGCAATCGCGAGCTGGCTTCGGGTACGCCGGCGCCAGGCGTCCGTTTTTTTTCCTGCCGCGCCGCCTCGATCGCGAGGTCGTGCGCCTGGATGGCCTTGAAGATTTCATCGAAGTCCGGATACTCGAGATTCGTCAGTGCCCCGGCGACCATCTCGGGCGGCTGATCGCGGATGGACACGATGTGACCGGCGTCGTCGGTGATCGACCAGTCGAGCAGGTACGCCTGGATGACCGCGTAGCGAATCTTGGTCTGGTCGGCGTTCCCATCGACGCCACGCATCGCCGCGTACATCTCGAGCGTCTCGCCGGCGTTCAGGCGGTTTTTGATGATCAGATAGTCGCCGTCGCTGATCGGCAACCGGACTTCCGCGGGCGACAGGAATCGGGACATCAGTGCTCCGGAGGTCCAAGCGAGGCGACCAGCGACTCTTTGCCGAGCGTGATCGCCTTGACGGGAAAACAGAACAAGCCGCCCGGCCGCGGCGCCGTGAACAAGAGCGGCGTCTGCTGCAGCCGGAACGGATCGGCGCGATCGATCCCGGCCGTCAGCGTCCAGTCGCCCTTCTCGCTTTTCGACAGTCGCCACGTCCGCAGGACGGCCGCGGTCTGGTAGCCCCACGACAGCCGCGCGGCGGTCTCGCCGCGCAGCGTCACGGAGCGAAACAGCCCGACCATCTCAGGCCGCCGGTTCTTTGGCGGTGCGGTCCTGGGCGGCGCGCTCCTTTGCCTCGCGGGCCAGGATCTGCGGCGGCTTGTTGCCTTCGCTGCGCGCCCGCGTCAGCGGCGTCTGCTCGGGTCCGGTCCATGGCCCGGCCGCGACCCACTCGCCGGAAATCTTCGGCGCCGCCAGGCTGCAATCGATCTCGGCGTCGAGGTACGCCAGGCCCGACCAGAAGAACGTCGGCTCGCTGCTGTTCGGTACCAGTTCGAGCGTGCCGGGTACGGTCGCGATCGCCGCCTCGAACAGTGTGAGTTCGGCAGAGTTCCAGTACCCAGACAGCGAACCCTTGCTGTCCCGCAGGCCCGGGATATACACGCGGTTTTCATCGCCGAAACACGACACGTCCTCGTATTCGGTTTTGAAGCTCGCCGTCCAGGCATTGATCGAGATGATCTCCACGGCCGGCGCGACCCCATCCGCCGAGTACTTCACCTGTCCGTAGCGACCCGTTTTAATTGCCATCACTGACTCCTTCAGGCGGCGGTGACTTGCGCGGCGCCGTGCGCGTACAGCCGCGCGATCAGGGCGGCGAGCGCGGTTTTCTGATACTCCGCGGCGATCGGCTGGAACGTCGGTTGCCGCTTCATCCGGCCGCGGTTCTGGCCGGCCTTGTTTGTCCGAACCTTCGTGCCGCGCTCGTACAGCCAGCCATGCGGCGCCCGTTGCAACAGCGTCGCGCCGGCCAACCGGCCGCGCGCCAGCCGCAGCACCAGGCCGCGCCGCAGGTTGCCCGTGCCGCCGGGCGACTGCGCCGCATAGGCGGCGTCAATCGCGGCCTTCGCCTCCTGGGCGCTGGCGAGCAGGATCTCGTTACCTTCTTCGATCAAGTCCTTCGGCAGCGCCTCGAGTTCCGCCGTGAGCGCGTCGAGTCCGGTCCAACTCACCTCGAGTCGTTTGGCCATCAGGCAAACACCTCGGTGCAGCTCAGAACCAGCTCCGCGTCGCGGTCCTCGCGGTTGATGATCGACTCAACGTGATAGACCCGATCCTTGAAGTGGACCCGTGTGGCGGTCGTGATGCCCGGATGAAAGCGGCCGATCAGGGTCGTCTCGCCGGTGCCCTCGCTGAGCGACGCACACCACCAGTCCGGCGGTGACAGCGGCACCGCGTCGTCGCCGGTGGTCAGGGTCACGCGATGCCGCAACATGCCGGTGTTCATGCGACGCTCACGTCCCGGTACTGGCTCAACAGGAAATCCACCGTCACCATGGCCTTTTGGAGTTGCTCGCCGCCTTCATCGCCGCCGCGCCGCTCGTTGAACGCATCGAGCATCAGCAGCACCGCATGACGGACCACCTGCGGCGCGGTCGTCGCATCCCACGACGGATCGGCCGCGGCGCCCAGTTTGGCGAAGACGTATTCCTCGGCGGCGGCCAGCATCGCGCCGAAATCGGCATCAGAGACCGGCGTGACCTTGAGCCGGTCCTTGGCTTCGTCCAGCGTCCAGAGCGGCTCGGCCGGCGTGACGCGCGAATAGTTCAGCGTCATGTCTTGGCCAGGTCGCCCACGGTCGCGGCGATGACTTCTTCGCTGGGTTCGGGCGGCGCGGGCTCGGCGACGCGGGATGCCGGTGTGGCCAGCGGC